GGCAGTTGTAATCGTTGGGCGGATAGATCTTGAGCCACACCGGATCGATAGCCCGCGCGCAGAAGCCGTCCAGGGCCGCATGCGCCGGGCGCACGCACAAGTCTCCGACCGTCCAGTACTGCCAGTAGGGCAACGCCTCCATCAGGCTCGGCTCTTTCATTTGCTCAAGCCGGCCCGCTGAATATGCTTTGCCCGTGTTGGTCTGGAAGACGGTGTCCAGTTCGAATGCGGCCAGCTTCTGGATTCCGGCCTCGGTGGTCAGCTCGTTCACGGCTTTGTGGAAGTCCGCGGCGGTTCCACCCTTGGTCAGCGTCTTTTCCAGCGCATCGCGAATCTTCGCAATCAACCTCTGATCGCTGATTCCCGATATGGTGAAGGCATCGTTGCGGTAATGCTGCTGCAGCCCGTCGAAGACTTCGCGCGTCACCGGCGTGAGGTTGCGCAGATACTCGATCGCGCCCGTGGCCGGGATATCGAAGCTGAAGCCGATGTTGAGCGGGTCGCTTTCGGCGTCATCTTGAGAGTTATCCTCGCCGAAGACCCGCGCGCGGCCCATCGCCGTTGCCAGCAACACCGGACGCCGCGTCTTTTTGACGGCGAACCGGCCGACGTGGAGGCGGCCGAGAAGGTTGGCGGCCGCCAGATGCCGGGCGAGCAGATCGCCGAGCTGGATCTGCGCGACGTGCGCGCTTGAGGGGGGGCCGAAGGCCATGCCGTTACTCCTGCGGCGCTACGGCCGTCGCGGCGATATCCCGCACGCGTTTGGCGAAGATGCCCTTCGCCTCGGTCTGCAACTGGGCGAACAGCGTGTCGTACTGATCCATCTCCGCGCGCATGGCGGCCTCGGCCTGCCTTTCCGCAAAGGTCGCGGTCGAGCGATCGGTCAGCGCGACCGGCGGCGCGTTCACGTTGGGGACAAGAACCTGATCCGGATCCTCGCCCTTGGCCATGGGCCGGTCGTAGCGGTCGGAGATGTAGCCCACGGTGAAGAGCTTGCCCATGCGTTGCAGCCCGGAGTCTACCGTGAGAGCGAGACTCAGATCCTCGGCCTCTTCCAGATCGAATTGCCAGACGGGCATGGGAGCCTTCGGCCCAAAGTTCCAAAGGACGAGAGGCTTGATGAGCTGCTGATTCACCACGGACTGCAAGCTGCGGCACAACTCGACGGAACGTTTGTCCAGCGTGTCGGCGTGAGTCGAGCCCTGGGCTTTCGATCCCGTACCGCCTTCGTTGCCGAAGCTGGTGAGCGTTTCGCCCAGCGTCCGCCGCGCGATCGAGTACTGCATCGCCTGAAAGAAATTCTCGTAGACCCGTGGATCCTGCGAGCGCGCGATCTTGAGCAGATCCTTGTCGTACTCGAAGCCCTTGGGCACCGCGACGGCCACGTTGTCAATGAGCGCCTGGGCGATGTCCACCGCCTTCTGGCGCTCCGACTCATTGTCCGCATCGTTGTAATGCACCACGGCCGTGCCCGGTCCCTTCTCCGCGTACTGCATCCATAGCCGCTGGATGTTGCGCTTGAACCATGAAGGCCAAAAGACGGCCTTGAGCAGCGGACGACCCATGCGATTGCGCGAGCGCTTGCGGTAGCTGAAGACAAGGAACTTTTCCTCAGGCACCAACTGGCCTTCGGACGCCCAGGGATTGTCAAGCAGTTGCAGCTTGCCGACTTGCGGATAAAAGCGGTTGCCAAAGAGAAACAGTTCCTGGGGGCAGTCGTCGATCGACGCCAGCTCCGCCTGGCCCATGGACGTGTCGAAGACCATCTCCTGCACGCTGAAGCCGTAGCCGGGCGCATCCAGGATGCAATCGAGCACCGCGTGAAAATCCAGTTTGCCGAGCTGCGCTTCGATGAACTCCTTCACTTCCTGAGCTTGTGCGGATTCGTCGCGCGGCGCCGGCAGCACGCTGCGATCGCGTTCCAGCACCGACAGCTTGAGCGTGTCCAGGCAGTTGGCCACGTCCTCGTCTTTGTCTTCAAGCTCGCGGTAGTAGGCCATGGTCTGGGGCATGTTGTAGGTCATCGACGCCCAGATGTCCGTGGGGTTGCGTGTGCCTCCGAAAGCAAAAGTATTGCGATAGAGCGATATCTGCTGCAGGTACAGGCTCCCAGAGGAGACGATCTGGCCCTTGGGCGGCATCGCCGGAACGGCGAGAATCGGATTGTCTTTGCTCGCAGCCATCAGAGGTATCCCTTCAGTTGAGCGTAAGAGGTTTGTTTGTCTGGTGTGCGGATGCCCAGTACGCAGGTCTCGGAGTCGCCGGCCAGGTCCGCCAGGGCCTTGGCCCAGAATGCGTCGGCGTGGGCGAATATCTTCTTCTTCGCGCCGCCGGCGACGGCCGTGTCCACTTCGATGCGCGGCGCGTCGAAGGTGACGCCGCTGGGCGTGGCTTGGCGCTTGATGGCCTGCAGCTCCGCGCGGATCTGCGGATCGTAGGGGATGCGCGAACGCTGTTGCTCCATGCGCTTTTTGATGCGGATGGCCAGGTCGGTCTTCATCTTGACGCCGTTATCGTTCGACCCGCCGAAGCTCACGCCCATCAACCGGCCCTCGTTCTCAAGGTTGAGCAAATCGAAGAGACCCACGCCCATTCCGGTCATGTCTATCGCGGACCTGGTGGTCATGCGGACGATAGGATTGAGCCGCTTGGCCTGATCGGGAAAGCTCATTCCGTGCAGCTTGATGACGCCGCGCGTCCAGGCCACGTCGCCGATCTTTTCATCCAGCCACGCGCAGGTCGCATCGTGAACTCGGCCCACGTCGATGCCCGAGTATAGCGGCCCGCGCGGATGAAAGTCCGGAGGCAGATCGACGGTCGCGCCCGCATCTTCGCAGGCAGCGATCAGATCGAGGCTGAGCCACGCTCCCGTGGATTTAAGGAAGACACAACAGAATTCCTGATTCCAGGTGTCGTCGTCGTTCAGGCCAAGCCGCATTTCCTCAATGTTGATGGGGCAGCCCTCGGCTACGGCCGCGTAAACGTCTACCCAGTGTCCGGACCAGCCATCTTTCTTGACCGGCAACTGGGCCGGCGCCGCGCCCATCTCAAGGCCAAGCTGGCGGGCGATGTCATAGAACTTGCCCTGCTCGCCGTTGGGCGTCGACAGCACCTCAAGCGAATTGCCCAGGGCCACCTGGCGGAAGACGGCCGCAAAGATGGCGTAGCTATCTTCGTGGTGCGCAAATTCGTCGAGCACCGCGTCGCCGGGGTAGCCGCGAGCGGTGCGCGGATTGGCCGGCAGGGCGATGATGCGGCTGCCGTTGGGAAATGTGATTTTGCTCTGGATGGCCTCGATGCGGCCCAGCGCGTCGACAAAGTCCTCGTTGGCGATCATCTGCGCGGTGCCACCCATGAGCTGGCAGAGTTTCGCGCAGGTCTCCACAAACTCGATGGACTGCGCCTTGGAAGCGGAGAGCACCGTTGTGGTGCGGCCGGGAACGCGCATCGACATCTCCACGCGGCGATACCCGGTGGCGAAGGAGTAGCCGATGCGGGCGGCCTTTACCGCGCATTTGAAGCGGCTATCGTCGTCGATCCAGCGTTGCTGGTAAGGCCGCATCTGCAGCACCGGCGGCATTTTGATGACGCGATCGAGGACTTCAATCATGCGCGCTCACCGCCGGCTGCAGCAGCGGCGGCAAACCGAAGGTGCGCTCGCGCAGCAAGTTCAGATCCTCGATCGAGAACTGCCCGGTGCCTCTCTTTGCCGCCTGTTGCGTGGCCTGGTCAACGCGATCGCGGGCGATCTGCTCGCGAGCTTCGAGCAGCTTGATCTTGCGCACGTCCACGTCTACCTTCCGCTCGCGGATGTCGTTTGTTCTTGACGCCTGCATCTGCTCGGACAGCGCGATCAAGCCCTTGGCGGCGAAGGCGCGGCCCTTGGGCGTTGTGTCTTCGGCAAGAATCGACATGAACTGGTCGCGGGCCGCGTTCAACACGGCCTGGTCGCCGCCCTTGAGCACCGATCCGGCGAAGGCCGCCGCCAGCTCGCGAGCCTGCGCGGAGCGTCCCATGGTCTCCGCCATCACCTGGCGCACGCGCAAGTCGAACCACCGGTGCAGGTTGGTGTGGGGCAGGCGCAGCCTGGGGAAGAGTTCCAGCACGTCAATCGGGAGCGTGTCCCAATTCACGAAGCCGCCTTTGTCGAGCGGCAGCGCGGAAAGCTCCTCGATCTCCTGGAAGGTGTGGCCGTCTTTGAGGGTTTGAATTGCGTTGCGGACTTCCAGCGGAAGCCTGTCGATCTTGAGCGGTTGATTCACCTGGCGCCGCTGCCCGGTGCGCGGTCGCTTTGCATTTGCCACACGCGCCTCCTAGTCGAAGAGAACTTCCTCGTTGTCTTTGCGCCGCATCACAAGCGCCAGCCCCGCGGCCGTGAGC